TTCCCCATGCACGAATCGGAGATAGGCAAGTTAAAAACAAAAACAGCCACGCTTAAAAAGGTGGCTGCCGAAACCGACTGGGAACAGTTTAACAGGCAAGCCGCCGACAGTTAAAAGAAAACCCCTCGCAAATTGTGAGGGGTTTTCTTTTTATTCGGTTTTTATTAATGTGCCCGTTATTGATTGGGAGCCTAATGCCGATTCTATTTTATAAAACAGCAGCCCGTTTCCCCCTTTTTTTACACAAACCTCATAAGCCTTGTCGAACAAACTTGCGATGGGCTTATTAACGTAGTCGAACGACATGTACGCTAAAGAGTCGGCTTGGTACCCTTCGCGGTTCATGCGTTCAAAAGCAACGCGGTCGAAGTATACTACCGTTTTGTTTTGGATGGTGACGCTTATTTCGCCCAGAACTTTGTAGTTCGTAGTAATATCCCTGGGCGAAAAGTAAAAGCCCTTTTGGGCGTACTTTGAAAAATCCAAAAAGCTGTAATTTACCCTTTCGGGCTCAGTTCTCAGATAGTCGAGCTGTGTTGAGCAGCTAAATAATGCGGCTGTTAGCGCTAGTAAAATCAATTTTTTCATGTTATTAATAGTTTAATTGTTAATATTTTAATGTAAAGTTAAGTAAAAAATTGGACTGTAATCTACAATATGTAGACGAAAAGCTGCTATTTTTGTTTCATGCGAGGGCTTAAAAATTTATATGACACCTATTTAGAGACTGCACCGCCAAAAGGCAAAGGCCGCAGCGCGGTTGAGATTACCCGGCGTAATAATCTGCTTAGCGCCCGCTTTTATTACCACATGCACATTAAGCGAAAGCGATTCGACGACATTTTGTCGAGCCTTAATGAGGAGTTTTTTATTAGCGAATCGCGCATAGTTGACTTATTGAATGAGAATAAGCCTTTGCTGGACAACTTTATGAACACCAAGCCCGAGCCCAGGGAACTGAAAAAAGAGTTTGCGTGGTTTGTTTGGGATTAATTGTTTTTTGCCACTAATTACACTAATTTGCACTAATAAAATTTTGAGTTATGGATACAACTAGATTAGAACAACTGCATAGGCATGCCATGCAAAGTGTTATTGCGCGTACTTCTGATGCGGAAGAAAAGACACGGTCTACACGAGTAGGAGAACTTAATCGCATACATATAGCATCAGCAATGGACATTGAGCAAACAACAGAAAGTTTAAAACAAATTCTAGCTTACCGACAAGAATTAGCTAACCACATGTTAGAATGTTCTGATTCGATCCAGATGGAACAACTTAATGAGGCTTTTATATATAGTGACGAAACGATTAAACAGGTACTCGGCATGTATACGCCATAACTAAATATAACTTTAAAAGCCCCGGCAATTGTCGGGGCTTTTTTTATACAATATCAATTAGCTCATAATTTGGGTAAACCCGCTTAAAATTATCCTCGGCCTCTTGCTGTGAGCCAGCTCTCCAATTCATTAGCCCGTTTCGGCTTGTGTTTGGCGCCCGGTATGTAATACAATAATTATACATTGCGTCCGGCAAAGTTGATGTTAAAGCGGGCCTCGTACACTTTTAACCCTGGGCGCTTTACCCGGGTGTACCCCTGCTTAATAAAGCCGGTTGAATTGGCCGGCTCATAGCCGTTTATTGCACTTATACCGCCGGCCAGTGTCGGGCTCCAGGCAAAAGCTTCAGCCGAGGGAGTAAGGCTGTCGGTAGGCAGGAAACTTTTAAAGGCAAAGGTTACTTTTACCAGCACGGTTCCCGAGGCGAAAAAGTCCTCGGTTGAGTCGTAGTTTAAATCCAACACATCGACCAGGGCACAGGGGAACGAAACGGGCGGCTCCTCATAATCGAGCTGGTCGTTATCCTCGTCGATAAAAACAATGGCCGGAACCTCGGCTTTAAGCCGGTCGCGAATGGCCTCGTAAATGATTTTAATTAAGTCCATAATAATAGTGTTTAGTTAATAGTTAGCCCCGATAATCGAGGTTTGACGAAAGCCAGGCGTTAACCTTTACGTTCAGGCTGCGGCTGGGGCCTACAAACTGGCGCTTTGGTATTTTAATGGTTAATCGTGTTTTTTTAGTTAGCGCCAGGCCTTTCCACTTCTCTTTTTCGTCGTTGGTTCTTGCACTGTAATGTTTGGCCCAGGCAAACTTTCGCATTTGAGGCGTTACCCGCGGATGCACTACCCCGCCGCGGTTGTGTGTGTTTGCGTAAGGGCGCAGGAACCCCACGCGAATGAGCTTTAAATCGGCCTGAAGTACCTGGCCGCTGTTACGCAGGGCACCGCTTTGTTTACCAATTAGAATACCACTGCTTTTGCCGCTTTTGGTTGGCTCCCATCGCGGTGAGCCGGGATTGTTAAACTGCTGCATTTTAAAGCTCTCTTTAAAATGGTTTAGCGCCATTACGCCAATAACCCGCGGGGCTTTGTCGAGTGTTTTGCGCAGGTGAGCGCCAAAGTGATTCATATTAACCTGTTTGCCTGGCATTACTTTTTCCGCTTTTCAAAGTCAGTTATAAAAGTGTTCAAATTCTTTTCAATAGTGGTTTTAGCTCCTTTTTCGACTTTAAAATAATTGTGTTTTTCGTTAAAAGCCTCCCCGGTTTTTCCCACATTTGAAGCGAACTCTGCGGGCACGTCGTTAACCTCGGGAACCTGCTGCCGCTTTGGCTTTTTTTCCTCCTGGGTTAAATAACACTCACACCCCCAGTCTAACTGCGGGCTTAATGCGTCGAGTATGGGGTCGTCGATGGCAAAAACAAGCCCGTCGTACTTTTTGTGGCGGTCGTACTCGTTTGGCGTTTTATTGAATTTTAAATACGGAAAAATATCCTTATCGGCCTCAAAACGTTGCCACTCTGCCGCGTGTTGGCTTTGGATAAGTGCCGTTTGGTACTCGGTGTACAGATGCGCCTCGTTGTAAAGGTCGTTTACCTTAAGCGCTTTTTGCCGGTATTCCTGGGCTTTTTTGCGGAACTCGTTGTAAGGAACCATTTGCCCGTTGTCGCCAATAAGCAGTTTGTTTAATGCCACCAAATGGTTGTGTGTTTTGAAGCCTGCAAAGCGGTAAATGTTTTCTTTCAGCTTCTTAATCATTTCCACATCGGGCAGGTCGTTATCGATGTTTATAAAGCTTTGACCGTACCCGCTTGAACCAGCATTTAACAGGTTTTGAACGGTTGTTTCCCACAAATCAAAGTCGAGGTCTTGAGGTTTTAAACTACCGCTTAAAAGCTGTTCAAGAATGTCCTCAATTTTTGCATTAAAGGCGGCATAGCCTTTTGTTTTTAGTCCTTTTGGCTTGTCGGCCAGCTTGTGGCTGTGACTGTGCTCCCCGCTTCCGGTGCCAACCTTGGCGGGGTTACTACGAAAAAAGGAGCTCTCCCAGTTTTTTCCAAAAGCCTTTTTCGTCTACCAGCTCGGCCTCAATAATATCGTGGTGGCTTAGCTTTTTAGCTTTTTTTTGCGCTTCGGGTTTTTGAGATTCTGAGGGCTGCTGCCCGCCGGTTGTTTCCTCGCCGCCCTCGGGCATTGGAATGCTATATTTATCGTAAATATAGCGCTTAGGCAACTCAACCAGCCCGGCGGCTTTGGTATCGATGTCGATCCGATCTTTCAGGCTTAGCGTATCGATATCGGGATAAATAAACTCACCGCCCTCGGTTGGAAAGCCCAGGTTAGCCAAAATGCGAACCACGTCGGAGTTTAAAACGGCCAGCGTGTCGCGGCGGTCGTCGGCGTGTATCTGACTCTCGACACCGGCATGTACAACGCCCTGGGCAAAACCTGAGTTTTTGCTGTCGCTGGTGGTCATGGTTTGCCCCAGGATGGTAACGCTAATCTCGTCGTTGCAAACATCTTTAATAAAGCCTTTGAAAATAAGGTTTGCCCCGGTGGCCCCTTCGGCCCGCAGTATATTTATTTCAACATCTTTAGGGGTACTGGCCCAGCCAGCAGAGCCCATGTTAGCCATAGCCTCGTCAATTACCTTGCGCGACTCGGGGTTCTCGTACTTCGCGTGGCGGAATGGAACGCCAAATAGTTGCAGGTAGTCGGCATAGTCGCCCAGCGCCCCGCGTTTGTAAATAACATACTGCGAAGCCTGTAATAACAGGCCAAAGTCTTTTTTACCGCCCACCTCGAGCACAAAGTTATTGTAAGGTGGCTCGCGAAAAGCTTCGCCGGTGGTGTCGCCGGTACTTTTAACCACGAGGCCCATGCGCGGTTTAACGTGGCGGCGGTCGATTAGGTCAGCAGTAAAGTCCATTTCGTTACCGGCTGTAAATTCAACCGTGCTGTGGCCGTATAGCTTTGCCTCGATAATGTACCGGAGTACCTTTTTAAACTCCTTTGAGTTTATTACCGGCCACATTTCCTCTACCTCCTTGCCGTCTTTCATAAATACCAGGTCGGTATTGGTAATAGACATGATGCGCTTATTCATAACAGATCGCAAGTGGCCGTCGAGTATCATGTCGTCGTACAACTCGTATAAGAGCTTACGATTTTCAGTGGTTCCCTCGGCTGCTTTTAGCGCATCGCGCCAGCGTTTAATGTCGACATTACTGCGGTTTATCTGCTTAATATCGAGGGTTTGTATTAAAATGCCCTCTGAGGGCGTTTTTTTAGCGTTTCTTTCTGCCATGGCTACGAATGTGTTTTAAGGGGTGGTTAAATTAATTTTGAACGGTATTAAACACTTGTTTAAGCTAAATTTAATAGCGCAGTTCGCGCCGCTCAACTGATTTTATAATTATAGCGCTTTGCGCCGGCGAATCTGCCAGTATAGGCAAATCGGGCATAATGTTTTGCTTTTGCACACCGATAAGCCAGTCGATAGCCCGCTTGTACCTCAGTCGCCGCTGTTCCACATCGACACCCACGGGCACGGCCTCGATAAGGTTGTATATGGCTATATCGACGGCAAAGGTTACCAGCAGGCTATTTCGTTGGGCTGCTGTTTTTGCAAAAATGGTGTCGACATCGTAGGTTTCGCGCAGGTATGTTTTCATTTCGGCAATGGCCGAGCCTGTGCAGTGAGGTATCAGCGCATCGTCGGTGCGCTTAATTTCGTCGATGTATTCCTGGCGCATTGCCCGGGCTAAATCTGTTTCTTCAATGAATGCCATTTTTTTAGAGTTTAGATGTTAGAATTTAGACTTTAGACATCCTGCATGTCGATGGTTTGACCGGCTAAATGATGCGTACAGTCGTTAAGGAATTGAATTTTTCCCGAGCGAATAAACGAATGACAGATAAACTGGCCGCGAACCAATAAGCTGGGGCTTATGGTTGGGTTGTTTATGTCGCCGTTAAATTGCCAAAGGGGATGATTTTCGCCAGGTAGCCGGGTAGTCCAAACACCATGCGAATAACCACAGCCCGGACAATGAAAAAGAAAGTCGGGCGAGTTGGTTTTTTTTTCTACTGCTGAAAGTTTTGCCATAATAGTATTATTAATTAGTACCGGTTACCTGATTGACGGCCACGGGGGCCGGTTGCAATGTCTTCTTTTTTTACCACCTTAAGCTTGGTTAAAATAACCCAATAACCACCTTCCACAGCGTCGGGGCCGTCGACATTGGCGCTTAAGGTGGGCTCTACCAGCTTAAACTGCTCTTCGAGCCGCAGCATGTGTGGGTTATTGCGCTCCGCCTCGTTTAGTATAAGGTTTCCCAAACGATTCAAAGGTTCCAGGTTTCCCTCGATGCGAGTAAATTTGTCGGGTTTTTTGCGCTCGTCGGGCGTTGGATAAATAGCCTTTTGCCGTGTAATGGCAGTTTCTTTAAACAGGGGCAAGAAGACCTGCTCATAAAAAGGGTCTTGCAGGCTATTGTTTTCTATGTAATTATAGGTAATGTTTTTACCTTTTACATAATCCTCTAAGTCCCAGTACCAGTTTACAAATTTTGAGTTTGTAACCTGCTCCAGGTAACCTGTAATCACATACAGTTTTCCGCCGAGCATCCCCAGGAGCAAGTTAGCCTTGTTGCTGTTGGACTTATTCTCTTTGTTGCTTGGGGCCGGGTCGCCGTATTTAAGCAAAAACGGAAATTTTGATAGCGGAGGAACCTTACCCCAGCGCATTTCTTTAAAAACAGAACCCTCGCTAATAGGATTATTAAAAAACTCTTTTTGCCCGGCTGCATAACTTACCTTATTAAGCATCCAGTCAATTGCCTCCTCGGTATTTTTGGCGGCCCAGGAGCTAATCCCGTTTTTGTCGCGGATGTTTACAATTGAGGCGTAATCAGCTTTTTTAATAGCCCGAGTAATACAAGTGTCCTTTCCGATAATGTTACCCAGGAAAAGAATGAGCTTGCGCTTACTAACCGACATGGAGAAAAACAGGGCTTCCTCAATCCACTTCCATTTTGTTTTAATTCGCTCGGGGTTCCTGGCTTCCTCGTCGGTGTCGATGTCGTCTATCAAAATGCCGTCGGGCCTTATTTCTTCGTTTTTAAAACCCCTGGGACTTTGACCTGAACCAATAGCGCAAAAAGAGCAGCCCGCGCGAATTACGAAAAGACCGCTTGTCCACTCACCGGGTTTTTCTTGTATACCATAGTCGTTTATAAGCCGTTGGTTGCTTTCGAAGTTAATTTTGAACGGCTTTAAAAGGATTTCGGCCTGGTCGTAAGAGTGTGAAACCAGTACAATGTTTTTTAGTTTCCCGGTCATTGCCATAAAAATAAACTCCATCATGCCCCGGGTGCTTTTTGCCAGCTCGCGGCTCCATGCCCTTACCTCGTACCAGTTGTCGTTTGACATTATCCGCTTGGTAGCCTTTTTGTGAAACTCGGCAGGCTCGGCATAGGCATAGTTCGGAAAGTAGTATTTAAACCATTCCTCTGGGTTCTTTTCGAGATGTTTAATACGCACTCGTTTTGCTTCTTCAGGCTCATACTCAACACTTGTGAGTTTTATCAGGTTCTCGCGGTACTCGCTCCAATCGAGCAGGGCTCTTTTGTCGTCGGCTTTTAATACTTGCATGGCATTACTTTAAAAGGTGTTTAATAAAGTCATCTTCGAGCCGAATCACATCCTTTGCCTTGTCGAGGTCGACCGCCCGGAGCCATTCGGTAAACCGCTTGAATACCTCAATGACATCGGCTATAGCCACATCGGTTTCAAGTGCCCGGACGGTTGCTGCCAGCTTATTCAGCGAGTCGGCCTCTTTAGAATTTGCGAAACGCTGCCCTGGTTCACGGGTTGCAATAAAGGTGTTAAGCTCGTTTATCTGCATGTAAATGCGCCGGAGTTCCTCGCTTTTTGTAACAATTACCGAGCTTTTAAGCATCTCCCAGTTTTCCTTTTTGTCGTTAACCCAGTTGCTTATTGTTTTTTCGGTAACGCCAACGCGCTCGGCAATTTCTTTTTGCGTTAAATTCTCCTTTAAAAACAGGAGTTTAGCCCAGTCTTTCTTTTGTTTGTTGGTAAGTGCAGCCATATAATTACTATTAAATACTGCTCAAAATTCACCTTTATAAAGTGGGTTTTCAAATTGCTTTTTTATGATACCCGCACGGCTGCGGTATAATACCCGCCCGGCTGCGGTATGATGTGAAACCGATTTTTAAGCCTTAAAAAAGCCCCTCATATTTGCTTAGAATTTAATCGAAAAACGAAATGAGACGAATTATTTTGTGTACAGAAGGTGTAAATGTTTATGGTTACCGCGTTTTGGTTGGCGGTGCCGACCTAAAGCTTTTCACCAAAAACCCGGTAATGCTGTGGATGCACATTCGCGGCAAAATAATTGGCAAATGGAAAGATGTGAAAATAGAGGATGGCAAGATTACCGCCGAGCCTGTTTTTGCTGATACCGATGAAGGTCGCCACTACAAGAAGCTTTATGAGGATGACATGATTAACATGGCGTCTATTTGGGTTCAACCATTAGAGTGGAGTGAAGACCCAAAGCTTAGACTTGAAGGCCAAACGGCGCCAACCGTAACAAAGTGGGTGCTTAAAGAGGGCAGCCTGGTTGACATAGCTGGCGATACCGATGCCATTAAGCTGGTTGACAGTCAAAATAACGAGTTCAAACTTTCCGATTTCAATAAAAACAATTTAATCAAAGAAAACGACATGAAAAAACTTGCATTGTTTTTAAAGCTGAGCGACAGCGCCAGCGAGGATGCTATTTTAGAAGCTGTTCAGCGTGTTCATAGCGAGCACGAAGCGGTGTCTAAAAAACTGGCGGACAAAACCGCCGAGGTGGAAACGTTAACCACGCAAAAAAACGAGCTTGAGACCAAGCTGGCCAGTCATGGGAAAAAAGAGTTTGAAACCCTTTTAAACGACCCGGCGCGTAAGCTTACCGACGAGCAAAAGACTACTTACCTAACCCTTTTTGAATCGAACAAAGAAGCCGCTACCGCAGCGGTAAAAGCTTTGCCGACTTACAAAAAGCTTAGTGACGTTCCCGAGACTGGCGAAGGTGATGAGGAAGCAGAAAGCCGTAAGGACTGGAAGCTTTCGGACTACATGGAAAAAGACCCAAAGGCTGTTGAGCAAATGAAGCTTAACGACAAGCCTAAGTACATTAAGCTTTTTAAATCCCAGTACGGTAGTGAACCTAAAAACGTGAAAGCGGATTAAGCTCCGCCGACCGTGTGTTATTAACCAAAGTTTAGTTATTAATCCTTAAAACTATATTTATGAAACCCATTAGTTTTTTAGTAGCCCTGTTGTTTACCGCTGTTATGAGCTTGACCATAGCAGCCGGAACCGGGTTTAACCCTTATCACGTTTTTGGGGCCTTAACCACCCTGAGCGTGATTAAATCGTTTTTGCCAAGCATGACCGGCGTTTTAACCATGGCGGTTGAAAAAGAGATTTGGCTTGGCGACATTGTAGGCAACCTTTTTAAGGCTAATCCATTTATGGATAAGTGTATGAACGCCGACGAGTTTGTATTAAGCGGCAAGGTTGTTCACATACCGCAGGCAGGAGCCAAAGTAGGCGTTAGTCGTAATCGCGATACCAGCTCGGCGGCTGCCGTAACCCTGCGAAGCGACACTGACATTACCTTTAGTTTGGACGAGTACACCAGCGATCCGGTTAAAATACCCAACGCCGAAAAGTATGAGCTATCATACAATAAAAGGCAGAGTGTGCTTGGCGAGAGTAAAGATGCCATTAGTGAATTGGTTGGTGATTGGATGTTGCGCCAGTGGTGCCCCAGTTTGGCCACTAATATTGTACGTACCACCGGAGCCGCTGTGGCTGCTCATATTGGTATTGGAACCCGCCAGGCGGTTACTGTTGCCGATGTTAAAAACCTCCGCAAGCTTATGAATAAGGCCGGAGTGCCCAAAACAGACCGCTTTATACAATTCGACGCCGATATGTATGAGCAGTTTACCGACAACCTTACCGCTACCCAGTACCGCGATTTCTCGCAAAGCTACGACGAAAAGACCGGTGTTGTGGGTAAGATGTTCAGCTTTACCTTCTTGGACGAACGCGCTTATGTTGCTGCATACACCAACGACGCGACCCCGGTGGCAAAAGACCCCGACGCTGCTGAAGCTGACACGGACAACGCAGCCGTACTGGCATGGCAAAAACAAAGCGTTATTCGCGCTTTAGGCGACCATGAGTTCTTTGAGAACGAGGGCGACCCAACCCATTATGGCGACATTTACTCGGCTCTTTTACGAGCTGGTGGTAGAATTCGCAGGAGCGACCAGAAAGGCATATTTGCACTTGTGCAAGCTGCCGGAGCGTAAGATAAACCCCGTAGCTAAGCCGCCGAAATGGCTACCAGAGTAGGCGGCGCTTTTAAAAACTGTGTTTATGACCTTATATATAATAAGCGTATTGTTAGGTATTATAGGAGCTTTGCTTTTGCGCTTGTTGCTGAAGTTTGAAGACCTTATAAAAAGCCTGAATAAAGCCAACGAGGTTCTTGTTGCCCACCAGACCAGGCTCGACAATATTGACCATCGGTTTGGAACCAACGAGAAGCGACTAAACGACCATGCCGAGCGCATTCGTAAAGTAGAATTAAACCAGGCAAGCTGTAAAAATTTTAGTCATGCAGATAAGTAAACACTTCCACCTAAAAGAGTTTGTTAAAAGCCAAACCGCCATACAACACCGGATAGGTAACATGCCCGATCCGTCGCAGTTCAATGCGTTGTCGGCTTTAGTTAACCGGGTTCTTGAACCGGCCCGGGTGGCGCTCGACATGCCTTTGTTTGTTAGCTCCGGGTTTAGAAGTAAAGCCCTGAACGAACTGATTGGCGGAGCTCACCGTATTGAAAACGGTGTGTATGTAGCCACCAGCCAGCACTGTAAAGGCGAGGCTGCTGATTTACAATGTAAAGACAACGCCAGGCTTTTCCGCTACATTAAGGAAAACCTGACCTTTGACCAGTTGATTTGGGAGTTTGGCGACGACGAACAGCCCGACTGGGTACATGTGAGCTATACCGAACGCGGCTTGAATCGCTTTAGCGTGCTCAAGGCGGTGAATGATAACGGAAAAACCAGATACCATGCCTTTGTTTAAAAAAGCGATAGATGTTGACAACCTTATTAATAAGGTGGCTTCGGGTGCTGATAAATTACACTTCAGCAACCAGGAGCGCAGTGAGTTTAATCTGAAGGTTGCCGACGGACTGGCCGAGCATGCGAAAGATACGCTTGGCGAAAGTACAGAGCGCAGCCGGGCGCGAAGGGTAATAAGTTATGTGGTGATAGTTAACTTTTTCGCTTTGTTTTGGCTGGTAGTGTGGCTCTATTTTACCAACCCGGAGCTTGCCAATAAGATTAAAGAGTTTGGAGAAGCCTGGGGATTGCCAACAGCTTTCTTAATTGTGTTGGGCTTTTTCTTTGGAAGCTACCTCTTACGGGGTACTCCCTTAAAAAAATAGTAAAAATTTAAAACGTTAATTATGGAACGTAAATATGAAATTGCCAGGGGTGTTTTTGCACGAAACCCAAAGTTAAAAGAAGTTTTTGTTTGTGACAATGGAAACGCTTTTGCAGCCGAGAGCCGAGCGCTTTCGCACAGTGCCGAGAATGAGACAAAGTTTTTGGGCGGCGTAACTCGCGAGAAACTAAAAGGCGTACTCGTAAAAAGTGCCGAGTCTACAGTTAAAGAGGTTGAAGCAGCGCTTGACGAGGCTAAATCTCAAGTTGAAACCAGAACCGCAGCGGTTGAAAAAGCCAACGAGGCTTTTACCGAAGCTGTGAATAAGGGTAAGGAAGTTGACAGAGCGGCTGCCGACGCCTTAACCGAAGTGGGCAAAGCTGCCGAGGCTAAAAAGCTGGCCGACTCGAAGGCTAAAGCCGAAAAAACAGACGAGGCAAAGCAAGCCGCCGAGCAAGCGGCTGCCGACCTGTTGAAGGCAAAAAAAGACAGCGAGGCTGTTGAGAAAACCAAGCTTGAGCAAAACCAGGTAGTAATTAAAAAAGCCGAGGAGGCTGCTAATGATGCCGAGCGTGAGCTTGTTGAGCTGAACAAGCGTATTGAAAAACTTACCGTTGCTTTAGAAGAGGCCACACAGGCGCTTGAGGAGCAACTTGAAGATTAATTAGTAACCCTTAAAACCATTTCAAATGTATATCAGAAATGTAAAATCGATTAAGATGGGGGATTGTGGCGCTGATGGCGCTATGGGAGCAGCACTCGACACCGTGTTTGAGGACATTGTAAAGGACACCTGTATGATTGACTTTCCCAAGCCGGGCGTGAGTTTTATCACCCCGGACGACAAACCAAACCCCATTGTAGCGTTGATTGACGACAGTAACGCTGTTATGAAAATCTCCTTTTCAACGTTCAATTGTTCCTCAGCGTTGAAAGCCACTTTGTTTGGCGGCGAAGTCGTCCTAGGCAAATGGAGCGCACCCACCACCCGGGTGTTGAAAAACCAAAGTGTTGAGATAACCTCAGGCGACACCGATGGAAAACACGAGGTGGCTACTGCCCCCAAAGTGATTGTGGTACCCGGTTACTCGGGTAAGTACAACAAAACAGGCATGGCCGAAATATCGGTCGATATGTATGTTTTGGTTCCAAAGGATGCTCTGGGAGCAGATTTGAGTCCATTCCAAAGCGCAGAGGTATCGGTATAGTATTAATTAAAGCCTCGGAATACCTCCGAGGCTTTTTATACAATTAGCTATGAACGGGAACGACATTCAAAAGAAAGCGGTTGCGGCCATGACCGGGAAAACTAAAAAGGTTACCATGAGGGTGAACCGGCTTACATGGCTGCACCGTTTAAAAATACGGCCTAAAGAGCGGGCCTTTTCTATTGGCCATTTAAGCCCTGGGAATTTGATGCGAATAAGCGGCTTGTTATTACAAGTTGGCTTTGATGCGAATAAGCCCGACCCTTGGCGCGAGGCTTTGCGGTGTATGAATCATTCCATGCCCGATTTGATTAAGATTTGTGCAATAGGCATTTCGAACTGCAAGGAGGAACCGCCCGATAAACTGCTTGAGTTTATTACGAACGATACCGATTGGGAGTCGGTGTTTAATGTGTTTGTAGCCATAACCTCGAGCCTGGAGATTAAGTCTTTTATGACTTCTATCACTTTGATAAAAGGAGTGAGCCTTCTGAATCAGGGGAGTTAAATAGCCCCTGGCACATGTTTCAAGGTGTGGTTAAGTACTATGGATGGACTTTAGACTATGTATTGTGGGAAATAAGTTTTGTAAACTTAATAATGCTGATAGCCGCTATTGAGGGCGACGAGGAACAAGGCGAAGAAATTACCCTGGGCGAATTAGCCGCCAGGGCCAGCAACGACAAATAAAAAAAAACAATGAACGACCCGGGAGTTGAATATAGATTGTATTTAGACCAGTTTCGCCAGGATGTGGCCGAGCTTAAAGGTTTAATGGCGGGCGCCGGTGACCAGGTTGAACAGAAAGTGAACGACCTGGATTCGGTGCTTAAAAAGGTGGGTATTGGCATGGTTAGTTATTTCACCTTTGACCAAATTAGGGAAATAACCGCCGAAATTAAAACCCTGACCGCCGATTTTGAAAAGTACGAAGCGGTGCTCACCAATTCGCTGGGCTCGCACGACCGGGCGGTTGCTGCTATGGATAAGCTTCAGGAGTTTGCTGCAAAAACCCCCTTTCAATTAAATAACCTTACCGACTCCTTTGTTAAGATGGTAGGCCAGGGCTTTCAGCCAACCATGGAAGAAATGACAAACCTTGGCGACCTGGCGTCGAGCAAGGCCAAAGATTTTGACCAATTGGCAGAGGCGCTGCTCGATGCTGAAATGGGCGAAAATGAGCGTTTAAAAGAGTTTGGTATAAAAGCCCAAAAGAACGGCGACATTATTAAGTACACCTTTAAAGGCGTTACCACTGAGGTTGAGAACAACGCCCAGGCTATTCGCAATTATATACTTGGGCTGGGTAAAATGGAAGGCGTTGCCGGTTCCATGGCCGCCATATCGAAAACGCTGGGTGGCGCAATGAGTAACGCCGAGGACTCAACCGACGCCCTTTATGTGGCTATAGGTTCGCGCTTGAGCCCTAGTTTAACCGGGTTGTATGGGAATTACTCCAAACTAATTGGCCGGGTTACCGAGTGGGTTAAAATTTCTCCAGCCGATAAAATAAGGCAGGAAAGCGAAGAGGTTAATAGGCTGGTTATGCAATTAACCGATTCAAATACCAAGGAAGACCAGCGCCGCCATATTCTTGAGCAGCTAAAAGAGTTAAGCCCGGATATTGTCCGCGGCCTTGAGGCAGAAAATCTGAATACAGAAAAGCTGAAGGAAAACCTGCGCCTTTACAACGAGCAGCTTAGTAACCGCATTATTCTTGCGAATTTAAGCGAGGATGAGGAGTCGAAAGCGGCAAAGCTTGCTGACGCGAGAACAAAAGAGGCCAATGTGTGGCTCGACATTCAGGAAGCTATTTTAAAAGCCAATAAAGACATTGCCCTTTCGGAGGGTACTAAAGAGGAAAAGCTAAAAAAGACCGTTGAGTATTTAAGCAAACAGGTTCAATTACAAAAAGAGGCCGGACGCACGGGCTCTGTTCGCGATGTTGGCGGACAAACCATTGACTCGAGAACAGAAGAACAAAAGCTTCTTAATTTTCTTAGTATACAAAAAGAGGTACTGGCTGTTCGCGAAAAAGAGCGCGAGGAGCTTGCCTCTGAAACAGAGGATTATCAAAAGCGCATTGAACAATTAAAGCTAATACTTGGTATAACCGCCGAGATAAACGCCGATGATGATGATGATGATGATGATGATGACGACGAATCCACCGCTTTTGATAAATGGAAAAAGAATATTCTGGCGCAAAAAGAAGCCTATAAGGAATATGAGGCGGTAAAGTCGCAAATTAGCCAGGACGAGGCAGACAAGCTTTATGCCGAGCTGCTTAAAAAAGCGGGTACCTATGCCGATTTGTTGAAAAAACTGCTTGCCGGTAAGCTTACCAAAGACCAAATTGGATTTGCAGCCCTGGAGCTTCAAAGTGTAACGAAAAAAGACGACGCAAAAGCCACCAAGGAGGAGGATAAAGAAGCTAAAAAGCAGCGCGATTACCTAAACAAGCTATTTGCCGACACAAAAAACCATTACCAAAAGCTTAACGCCCTTACTGAAAAGTACCTGAAGGATAAACAGCTTTTGCAGGAGCGCGGGCTTACCGGTCATATTGAAGTGCTCGACGAACAATACCGGGCTGCTGTTTTTGCTCTGCAAAAAGAGAACGGCCTGTATAGCTGGCTGTTTAAGAATATCGAAAATTACAGCCGCAAGGAGTTAAAGGACTTTATTGCCCGGATTCAAAAGGAGCTTGAAGTTGCCGGAATGCCCGAGGAAAAGAAAATTGAGCTTCAGAAAAAGCTTGCTGAAGCAAACGAGAAGCTTGACCAAAAACTAGCGTCTAATCTTAGCGACGCTTCAGCTATTTTGGGCGACATGGCAGCACTGGCCGGCACCTTTAACGAAAAGCTTGCCGAGTCGATTAACACCGCTGCCGATTTAGCCGCCGGAGCGGCCAATATTGCCGCCGGTTTTGCATCGGGTAATTACGCCCAGGCTGTAGGTGGCATTTTGCAAACGTTCACTTCAATAATAAAGCTGTTTGGAAACCTGTCGACCCTTGAGGAGAAACGCGCCGAGGCCGAGCGTATAAGAGCCTTCAACGAAGAGAAATATACCCG